GCGAATTACCCAAGTGGTGCAGAAAACAGAAGATATGGTAAGCCTCTTCCGGTAAATGAATTTAGAAGAAGCGGTATTTTCTTTGGTAGTGTAGAAGGTGGAGAAATGAAATCTTATTATTTCTCTTACAAGAATCAAGGCGGGGTAGAATTTAGCCCGAATACCTTTGATTGGGTTCATTTCAAGGCAATCCTTAGTGATGACGGGACTAACCTATATGGTATGACTATGGCAACTAAAGAGAGTTTAGTTAGAAATGAAGACATTAATCCCGAAGATGATTCTTATAGAAACATGGAAGGGTTTGACTTCGAGAAACTACTAATGGAGTCTTACAAAAATAACATTAGTGACTTGATTGATATTGATAGAGCGCATGTAAACCAACAGGCATTAGCAACCAAAGATAGATTTGTCGTGACTATGGGAACTGTATGTAATATGAATATGACACCAACGGCTAATGGTAATAGAATTCTAAACATAACAGACTTGGATGCTGACTTTGATTATGATAGTGAGTCTAACATGACTACTTGTTGGATTCCCGAACATATCAACATAGACTTCGGTATTGGTTCGGAGGTTATTGTTATTGGTAGAACTTCACAAAGAATAGTAGAGGGAGAAGCCGAACCCGTCACTATCAATACTAGTGGTCTTTTGGCAACTAGTGTTGTGGGCTCACCAGTAGAAGTTGAAGAACAAGTTGAGGAAGACTTTGATTGGTTTTGATTAATTTCCAAAGGGGGGTTGTTGTTGTTCCCCTCTTCATAAGCAAGTGTAAGTGTGAACTTGTGGAATAAGATTGACATTCGACTAGGTGCGAAGCCTATTCATGAGGAATAAAAATGATAAGAAAAGGATTAATAGAAAATAGATTCTTGTTAAAGAACGGTAGTTTCATCATTGATTTAGATGAAGTAGAGTTCTTAACATGGAATAAGAATATGAATTATGCTGATAGTTATTGGGTTAAATTGCATGTTGGTGGTAAGGACACAAGATATGTTTGTGATACTAGAAACGAACTATGTGATATAATTAATGCTTGGGGTAAAATAAAAGGAAAAGAAATAAAAATAGATAGAGAAGAAATAGGTGAGTTAGATGAGTTTTAAGAAAGAAAAATTAAATTTTAAACAGATGATGTTAGAAAAGAGAAAGAACAGAAAGGCTAGAATGGTATTAGGAATTTGGGGTGAACCTAAGACAGGTAAAACTGGCTTAGCGTTAGATTTCCCCGAAAGAAAGATATTCGTTCTTGATTGGGATAGAGGAGTAGAATCAACATGGTATCAACACCATGATGCTACTGAAAGAATAGAAGTATTCTGTCCTATTGTAATGAACAAAGATAACATTATTGATATTAATGATAGTGAGTCTAGGTCATTAGAATTTGTAGACCACGCAAAAGAATCAATAACAAAAGGCGAGAAGCCTATCTTTGTCATTGACGGTGTAGATACTTGGCTAGATGCTTGTATGCTGAAAGTCAATCCTAACCCTAGAGTCGTAACAAAGATTATGCCATTCCAGTATGGTAATAGGAACAAAGCGTTCTACTATTTATTAGACACTATCTATAACTTAGAATGTGATGTAGTATTTATTACCCACGAAACTGAAAAGTACATGGATAATGTTCCTATTGGTATGCAACCAATGTGGAAAGAATGGGGAGGTAAACTCGAACAAGAGATTTACTGTTCTAAGAAAATGATTAAAGGAGAGTTACACTTCTTTGCTGAGTTACTAGGTAGTAGAACCAATGGCAAACTCGTCGGTTCTAAGTGGACAGTAAGACAAGGTACTCCTCCTAACATTACATGGAATGGAGTTAAAGAATTAAGAGAGGGAACAATATGAAATTTACAGTAGATGCAAAAGAGTTTGTCAAGTCTTTGACAGATATACAATTGAAAGGAAAATATGTGAGAGGTGCTAGCATTACGAATGGTAGTTTAGTGGAGTATTTCTATGCTAAACTATTCAATAATACATTGAGTTTGTGGAACGCTGATGCTATCAATTCACTAATTGTTAAAGTTAATTTAACAGTTGATGGTGAAGAAGATGGTGTCTTTGTTGCAGAAACAGAAACACTACTAAAATATCTAAAGAAGTTTAGTGGTGATGTAGAGATAAACAGCAATGATATTATTACTATGACAAATGGTAGTAGTAAAGTTACACAGCCTATTGTTGTTAATCATCCAAACATGGATGCTATTAATCGCATGGGTCAGTATGTATTAGACACACACTTTGAAGAAAACTTAGAAACTCTATTTGAGTTTAACAAATCAAAGTTTGAAGGTGCGTTTCAATTAGACTCTAACACATTTAGTGAGACTATGAAACTATGTGAGTTAATCGGTAGTGGTGTATATCACCTTAACTATGAACATGATAAAAATAAATTATCTATGTCTAGTGCTACTAACAACACAAACAAGTTTGAAACTTCTATTGAGTTAGAAGGTAACATTGGAGAATCAGCAACGCTAGATTTCTCTAGTCCACTTCATGTATTGTTTGACAATGAGATGTTAAACTTCTATGTCAAAGATGATTTCCCGATGTTAATTATGTCGGAAAACAAATTGATAATTAAAGCACCACACTTAGCAAATTGAGGAATATAAATGATAATTAGTAATAAAAATGGAAATGTAATATATAAATCTTGGAGAGAAAACGGAGTTAAGAAAAGCGAAGAGGTAGAGTTTAGACCATACTTCTATGTTTCAGTAGAAGAACCCGAAGTACCTCATTATCCTGTTAGCAAGTATGCTAGAGGAGAGTTCGAGTATGAAGAAGGAGACTGGGTTAGTTTAGATGGCTACAAGTTAAAGCGTGTATATGTGCAGAAGTCTTTTGATATTCATAAGGCTAGACAGCACTTTAGTAAAACATACGAGGCTGATGTGCCATATACATTTAGATACGCTGTTGATGAAGTAGATGAAATGCCCGAATACAATATGCGTAAGTGGTATTGGGATATGGAATGGCAACAAGGTGGAGAACATGATAATTGCATCACTACTATTGTAGCGTATGATAACTATGATGAAGCCTATTATCAATGGGTTTGGTTTCCCGAAGAACAATTTATTGAAAATACAACATATCAATCGTTTCATCACTTTGTGTTTGACAATGAAACAAGTATGATTGAACACTTTATGAGAACAATGGCCGAGAAAGACCCCGATATGTTAATTGCGTGGTTTGGTCTTAAGTTCGATTTACCTAAGTTATTAGATAGAGCCTGTGCTTTAGGTTTGAATCCTTTGGTTATGTCTCCTTATGAAAAGATAGACGGAGTTAAACAACTTAAGGATAGTTGTAGTTTCAAAAGACAAGATGGTTATTCACCAATTGAACAACCTATTGGTGGTAGATTAACTCTTAACTTAGACTTAGCATTTGAAAGACAATGGAATGATTCACAAAGAGGAACTCTACCATCATTAAGTCTTGATTATGTTTCTAAGTTATTGTTTGATGAAGGTAAAGAAATGAACACTAAGTTTGAAGACCCTAACGAGTTCTATCGTAGAGCGTGGCTAGAAGATACAGAAGCATACTTACATTATGCTTTAGTAGATGTAAAACTATTAGTCAAGATAGATGAAACTAATTACTGTAGTGAAGCAATATTATCTTTACAACGACTACTAAAAGCACCTTTCAAGGCTTGCTTCTATGCTTCACACATGGGTTCTATTTATTTTATGAGAAATGCTTGGTGGAAAGCACCAACAGGTATCAAGAGTGCTGATAGAAAAGAGTATGAAGGTGCTATGATTTATGACCCACTTAGTGAGAATACTAACGGCTTACATCTTAATGTAGCGGCATTTGATTTTGCAGGTCTATATCCTTCAATGATGGTTGCTAGAAACATATCTTGGGAGACTAAGAGCGAAACTCCTACTGAATTTGGGGTTAATATCTTAACGCCAAGAGATTTCAGCGAACCGGAGGGCGACAGAATGTATTATTACAAAACCGATGAGTTGGGTTTGTTACCTAAAGCAGTTCTTGAATTGAAGGAGTTGAGGAACGACTACAAGAAAAGAATGAAGAACGCTAAAGATAATGGTGAATATGTTAAGTGGCATAACAATCAAATGGCCGTCAAGAGATTGATGGCTTCTTTCTATGGTGTACTGGCCTATCAAGGCTTTGGTTGGGCTGATGTAGACTTAGCCGCTAGTATTACTGCTAGTGCTAGAGAAGCGATTAGACTAGCCGCATTCAAGGCTAAGGAGTTGGAAGTTTGAAATGTATAGTATGCAATAAAAACGAATCCGAGTTATGTTATGTTGGCCGTTTATTGTGTTGGGAATGCTATGATAAAGGCAGATATGGGTCATTAAAACTACAACAAAAAAGAATGGCTAAGGAGTTGGAAGTTTGAATAGAATAAAATGTATGAAACCATTGGCACATAATCCTCAATTCGAGGGTAAGTTTCATTGTAAAAGATGTGCAGAAGAAATAA